TAACGTTATATCTGCACCAGGACTTATTGATGAGTTACACGGTACTCAAGTGGATAATCTTATCTCTCTTGTAGAATCTAGAGGAGATAGTATAGCAGTAGTGGACTTAAAAGTTCATGGGTCTTCTGTACAATCTTTAGCTACTCAAGCAGGAACATTAAACAGTTCTTACGCAGCAACATACTGGCCTTGGTTACAGACTTCTTCCGCTACAGGTAAGAATGTATGGGTACCAGCTTCAGTTGTTATTCCAGGAATTTATGCTTTCACTGACGGAGCAGCAGCACCATGGTTTGCACCAGCAGGTCTTGTAAGAGGAGGAATCGTTGGAGTAATTCAAGCAGAAAGAAAATTATCTAGAACAGATAGAGATACTTTATATAACGGAAAAGTTAATCCAATCGCTACTTTCCCTGGAACAGGTTTAGCAGTATTTGGACAGAAAACTTTACAAACTAAAGCTTCTGCTTTAGATAGAGTAAACGTTAGAAGATTATTAATTGACCTTAAGAAGTTTATTGGTGATCAAGCTAAAAACCTAGTATTCGAACAGAATACAATTACAACAAGAAATAAATTCTTATCTACAGTTAACCCTTACTTAGAATCAGTAACACAGAGACAAGGTCTTTATGCTTACAGAGTGGTAATGGACGATACTAACAATACAGCAGATGTTATTGATAGAAACCAATTAGTTGGTCAGATCTTTATACAGCCAGCTAAAACAGCAGAATTTATTGTATTAGACTTCGTAGTAGAACCAACAGGAGCTTCTTTCGCAGGATAATTTTTTAAACGATATTTATAATAAAGCAAATATAACATGGCAGTATTAGATCCAAACGAAATAATGTTCAGAGCATTCGAACCAAAAGTACAAAACAGATTTGTTATGTACATGGACGGTATTCCTTCCTTCTTGGTTAAGAACGTAAAAGCTCCAACATTTACAGATAACGTAGTAAAGTTAGATCATATTAACTCATACAGAAAGATTAGAGGAAAAAGAGAATGGTCAGATATGACTATGACACTTTACGATCCAATCACTCCATCAGGAGCACAAGCTGTAATGGAATGGGCACGTCTATCATATGAATCAGTAACCGGTAGAGCTGGTTATTCAGATTTCTACAAAAAAGACTTAACACTAAACATTTTAGGTCCTGTAGGAGATATCGTAGGAGAATGGATTATAAAAGGAGCATTCTTACAGACAGGAGATTTTGGTCAGTTTGACTGGTCATCAGATGCTGTAGTAGACTTAAACATCACAGTAGCAATGGATTATTGCATCCTCAACTACTAAAAGTAACTAACATATTTAATAAAGCCCGGATTTTATCCGGGTTTTGTTGTTTTAAAAATAAAATGTTCTTATATTTATATTTAGAACTAGTTACTATTAAATAAAATTTATGGAATCTAAATTTAAATTACCTACCGAGACGGTAGAATTACCATCCAAAGGATTACTTTACCCGGAGGATTCTCCTTTATCAAAAGGTACTATCGAAATGAAGTATATGACTGCTAAGGAAGAAGACATTCTTACGAATGCTAACTACATACAAAAAGGAGTAGTAATTGATAAACTACTACAGTCCTTGATTGTGACAGAAGGTGTTTCTTATAATGAACTACTAAATGGAGACAAAAACGCTATTATGGTAGCCGCAAGGATTTTATCCTACGGTAAAGATTATGTAGTGCAAATTAAAGGAAAAGAGGAAGTTATAGACCTTAGTTTACTGAAGAGTAAAGAAATAGACTACACTTTATTTGAAAATCGTAAAAACGAATTTACTCTACAGCTTCCACACACCGATAATAATGTAACCTTTAAATTACTAACACATGGTGATGATACTGCAATAGAAAGAGAAATTGCAGGTCTACAAAAAATAAATAAAGACAACATAGCCTCCAGTACTACAAGACTTAAACATATGATAACATCTGTTAACGGACTTACGGATAAGAAAGATATTAGAGAATTTGTAGATAATTACTTACTAGCTAAAGACGCTAGAGCAATAAGAGAAGAGTATACAAAAATTAATCCAGATATAGATTTGACAGTTTATGTAGACGGCGTTGAGGAGGGCGTCGATCTTCCGATCACTCTAAACTTTTTTTGGCCTGACGCTAGAACATAGAAACGGTATTTTCTCTCAAATACACGAAATTGTATTCCACGGTAATGGAGGGTATAGTTATGAAACAGTTTACAATATGCCAATATGGCTTAGAAGATTTACATTTCAGAAACTTAAAGACCATTATGAAAAAGTAAATGAGGAAACATCTAATAAAAATGTTAAATCCAACAAGGATATAAAAGGTCCGGATATTAAACCGGCATATAGTACAAAGGCTTCTAAATAATAGAGGCCTTAACTATTTATACTATATAAATAAAGATGGCAGTAAACGATGATTTAAGAGAAGGAAAAAAACTTCTTGAAGAATTAAATACATTAAGACGTAAGATGAATAAGGAGCCTTTAAGGTTATCCGATGATGAGACTTTACGCCAGTTTAAAGACCTTCCTAAAGATATTGAAGCAGCTCGTAGAGAGTTAGCTGATTTAGAAGGAACAGCCACAAATTTATACGAAGCTCTCAAAGGCGTAACTTCCGAAATCAAAGGACAGTTAACACCAATTAGTGAAATTAGACAAGCTTTCCGTTCATTAACTAAAGATGCCCAGAAACTAAAATACGACGAACAGGAAATTAACCAACTCTCCATTAAGGAGCTTCAGAATCTACAAAAACGAGCAAAACAAAATGTAGATATACTCAAAACTTCTACAGAAAGATTTACAGCATCCGAGAAATTTAACGGAACCGAAGTACAAGCTTTACTTAAGAGGGTAAAGAATATGGAGCTTGTAGGCAAATCTCAAGAAGAGATTAACGAATATGCCTCCCTGCAACTAAAAACTATACAAGGGCTATCAGAAGAAGAAAAAGCAATACTTGCTAACTACATTGATCAGGGTAAACAAGCAGAAGCTCTATTAAAAATAGCTGAAGGCCGACTTAATTTAGAAAAAGAAGTCAACAAAAACACAAGAGGTTTTGCAGCTTTAGCTGGCCTTGCATCTGCAATACCGGGGTTAAGTAAATTAGCCGGTCCATTCAAAGAAGCAGAAAAAGTTGCAAAAGATACATTTAGGTCTACACAAGATTCAACTAAGTCTAACGCAGCAGGAGTTAAAGAACTAGCCACAGCATTTAAAGCTCCTTTATTTCAATTAGGGTTATTGGCTTCTCTATTTAAAGGTGTATTAAATATAGCATTCCAATTAGATGGACAAATTACCGAGGTTGCAAAATCACAAGGTAAATCTTATGCAGAGGCATCAGCGTTTAGAGCTGAACTGCAAGATGCAGCAGATGCTAGTGGAAATATTGTACAGACAACTAAAAGCTTACTTGAAGCACAGCAACAACTTAGCAAAGTAGCAGGAGTCACAGCAGGATTTAAAGTAAAAGAGTTACAAGATCAAGTAAGACTTACTAAAAATGTTGGCCTACAAGCAGAAGACGCAGCAAAATTAGCTACACTTCAAAGAGTAAACGGTCAAACCGCCGACGACACTTTAGACAGTATTATAGGTCAAACAACAGCATTAAAATTAGCTACCGGGGTAACATTAGATAATAGAGACGTACTTAAAGAAGTAGCTAATATATCAGGCCAGCTTGCTGCTAACTATAAAAACAATCCTATATTATTAGGAGAAGCAGTAGTAAAAGCAAGGAGTCTTGGACTTACAATGGCACAAACAGCTGGAATGGCCTCAGGATTGCTACAGTTCGAATCTTCAATATCAGCTGAACTAGAAGCAGAGCTACTTACAGGTAAGGAGTTAAATCTTGAAAAAGCTAGAATGCTAGCTTTACAGGGAAAATCAGTTGAAGCAGCAGAAGAATTAGCTAAGCAGTTCGGAAGTTTAGAAGACTTTCAAAATATGAATGTCTTAGCACAAAACGCTCTGGCTAAGTCAATGAATATGACTGCTGATGAGTTAGCTAATAACCTACTTCAACAGGAAAACTTAAACAATTTAGGTAAAGTAGAGCTTGATAGAATACAGAAGAAAAGAGAGGAATTACTTAAACTAGGAAAATTTGCAGAAGCAGATTCCCTCTTATCTCAAGCTAGAAATGACGAAGAAGCAAAAGCTGCTCTCGATAGACTATCTGCTCAAGAAAAATTTACTGCAGCCGTTGAAAAAGCAAAAGACTTATTTGTTGGACTTATAGATAATATGCCTACACTGTTGGGTATTTTAGGTACAATAGCAGGAGTAATGGCATCTATAGCCATTTCAGCAGTTATTGCATCAGGAGGTACAGCCGCTATAGGAGGTGCAATAGGTTTAGCAGCACTTGGTATTGGAGGGGGAATAGCCGGCGCAGCAATAGGCCGTTCATTAGAAGGACCGGAAACAAAACCTAATGGGGAAATAATACAAGACGGTATAATTACCCCAACAGGAGGTTTAGAAGTAAAAGGACCTAAAGGCTCTATATACTTAGATAAAGATGATTCAGTTATTGCTGGAACTGCTCTTAATAGAAATAATAATACCAATGGTAACTCTAATGCCGATACTGTGCTTAATAAAATATTAAAAGCGATAGAAGCTGGAGGAGATGTATACTTAGATGCAAATAAAGTAGGACAGGCATTATCACTTGGTATATATAAATCAAGTTAAACTATTTATAATAAAATACAATATGGGATTAATAGACAAATTAGTAGACTCAAGTTTAGGACTTAAAGGACAAACACCGGCAAAAAGAGCAGGTGCTACACAGGCAGGTGATTTACATTACGATGCTAAGACTTTAGGACACACAGGAGCACATACCAACCTAGAACCAGGAGGACAGCCTTCAAAGTATACAGACAACTTACCTAAGTAAGAATATAAATGGCTATTCTAAAGAACTACATAGAGGGTAACCTAACCCAGTTGAATAAACTGAAGTATGGAGATACCGCTACAATTGGTAATGAACCTATTGTACAAAAAACCATACCTACAGATATAAGACAGTCTGGACCATCCTCAAATCAAGTTTCTAAAAGAATAGACGATTTAAAACGAATCGGAACCATACTAACCCAGAAACCTGGATTAAAGTATCTTGCTAACGAAACAGCTTTGAATGCAGCTAAGGTAACACCAAAAAGTGACCCGAATAAAACATTAGCCGGAAATATCATTAGCGGAATAGGAGCGAATCTTTTTAACTCTGTTAAAATTATTGGTTCTACGCTACTTCAAGTTCCTTTGAATGGAACTGGTACACATTTTGTAAAAGGCTTTGCAGGTAAAGGGAAAGGTACCTATATGAGCGGTTTAGATACCGCACCACATACTCTTGCAAGACAGTCTGGAATAGTTTTTAATAACATTCCAATAGATGCTGTAAATACAGGAGAAGAGACTGCAGGAGGAAAATCTATTGAGGGAGGAATTTTAAAAAATCTACAATCAACCACCCAAACTAGCTTTAGTAAAGAAAAAGAAATTTATAGTGG